AAGATATTCCATGCAAAGGATGTAAATCTTGTTGTTCTTCTAACACCGCTCCCACCTATCATGGTGATTTATTCACAGATCCGTGTTGCAGAAAGAGAAATGATACATGTGATGAAGATTCTAATTGTTGCAACGAATCACGAAACAATACCCTAGGCATTGGTTTGAATAATGGATGTTATAACGACGAGGGTAATACCAATTGTAAATCGAAAAATAGAATTGATACAAAAAGAACATCCACAAAGGTTCATTCATTTAAAATGAAAAATGTGTTGATATTAGATGATTGTGTTCTTGTTCGTTGCGGGAATAATGACATGAATGATCCTTGTGTGAAATACAGAGGGTGCTGATATGAGTACTAAAGACAGAACCAGATTTAAAACAGTTGCTGATTATAAAAATTATGCATCATCAGAAGGTTGTTGTTGTATTCCAGATACAGGTGTATATGACAGTGACACCAAAGGTGAGATGTCACTACAGGAGTGTGAATCTTTAAATGGTGTGTTTTTTAAAGACGGGATATGTGACGAGATTGATTGTCCAGATGCAAAAAAGTCAGGATGTTGTTGTTCGTGTAAGACAACGAATTTTGATCAGTTTTTTGCTGATCCTTTTGGGGATACAGATCCCCTGAATTTACAAAATGGTCTAGAAGATGATGTTTCACTTTGTGATTGCAATAAACAAAATGGAAGATGGTATTCTGGTAAATGTAAGGATGTAGATTCTTTAATTCTTTGTTCTCCAGACCCGATCACTATTATTGATCCTAGATGGCCCCATGCATGTTGTCATTATGAAGATTCAACGCAACAATCTTTGATATGTGATAACGTATGTATCGCAGAAGATTGTGCTAATTTACCCTATCCGTATTCTTATTATGACGATGGTTCTGTTTGTGGCGAAGCAGGTCCGAATGGGGAGAATCCTCTGAATTGCACTCAAAATAGAAATATGAATGCAGACTTTATTCACAATAGTGTAGTAAAGGACTATCGTAGTAATTTTGGTCATTGTATTTCATACAACAAAGTTAGTAGATCATATAGTTGTAAATTAACAACAAAAACTACATGTACAATAAAAGATGGATTCTTTGTTGATATCAAATATAAAAAGAAAATTCAAGGACACGTTTGTGGTGAATATCCTCTAATCGTTCCCAAGAGAAGAGACAAGAAAAAAGGTCCATATACAATATCAAGAGAATAAGCAAGTAATTATTCTATAGGTGATGATTTTTATGGATTGGGTATATGGTGTGGAATTTATGAAAGAAACACCAGTAAGATTAAAATTCCTATTAAACTAACAGGAGATGCGGTAGAAATAGGAACTAGTGAAATTGCAGATAGAAGTAAGAGTGGAGGTGGATTTAATTCGTGGGCTATAATCATGGATTATGATGATTTTACTTTAAATCAACCATTGAAACTTCAATTTGCAGTTCCAAATGCAACCCAAAAATATAATACATCACTTTATGATGGGAGTTATAATACATTACATTACTTAATAGGAAATAATTCTAGTTCTATTAAACAATACCACCGAAATGGAGTTGACGGTTATTATGTTCCATCTCTGTATGAATGGGGATATTTACAACGAAATGTTTTCGATAGCGAAGATTTTATGAATAATTTATTATCCAATGAAATAACAGAGAAAGTTTCCATACCAGCGAGTTTTAGTTATGCTACATCTTCTGTGTATATGGAAATGATATATCATTATTCCCCTTCTATTAGGATATCGAATAATGAAGTATTTGATCTTAACGACACAAAAGGAATTAGAAATTACTACAATTTGAAGAACTCACAAGAAAATGACATACATAATAATGTAAGATTATTAAATGCCTTTTATCCGACAATGGATATGAGTCTATTAAGTAATGATGAAATAATAGAATTTAAAAAAGAAAATATAATAAATCCATTTGTGTTTTTGAGTCCTATAGACTATAATGTAAAAATAAGATTGGTCAGGAGACTTATTGTAGATTGAGGAGTTTTTATTATGAGTGAAGCAAACAATAGAGAAATACAATTTCGAAAAGTAGACGCCCCAAACACCAAAAATAAAGTAATGAAAAAGATTGGAATGGTTCAAAGTTTTGCAATGGCTTTAGCCTCAAGGGGAATTAAAGGCAAGAAGATCAACAAAGCAACCAAGCAATTGCGTGTTCTTAGTTGTTTTGGTAATATGGAGCAAGGGGGTATATTACCGCCATGTGAACATTTGGGCGCCAGTGAGACCGGAGGGAAGAACTTCTGTAAAGCCTGTGGGTGTGGTGACCGAGAAGGTACTTGGTTGGTTGCGGAGGGGGAGAAATACAGTAAATTAGATTACCCCCAACTGGCTTGTCCTTTGTATATGCCTGGATTTACTAATTATATGCCAAGTAAACCTGAAGAAGCAGAGAGTCCAATCACACGAAAATATTACATAGAAAATATAGATTATACCGATATGCAAAATGTTTCTGTGAGTATGGTAGAACCGCCTAAATCTCCAGAATTAGAAAATCCACAACAATCGGAATTACCACCCGGAGTAGCCTAATAATTAAGACTCCTTAGTTTCTTGGGTATATTTATATATATTGAGGACTAAGGAGTTTTTACATGGTTGCAAGAATCGCGTCAAAAGACGAACTAATTGACTATGCACTGCGAAGGTTAGGTGAGCCAGTAGTTGAAGTTAATGTAGACAGAAAGCAATGTGAAGAACGATTAGATGACACTCTTCAGTATTTCGAAGAACGACACTTCGATGGAACTGAACGAGCCCTATTTTCGTATAAAATTAAGCAAGTAGATATTGACAATAGATATATTGATACTGATACTCTTGGACCTGTTAATGGTCCAGAAGGTGATGGACCTACCGGAAAAGATGTTCTGACTGTCACAAGGATATTCCAATTCGGTGATTTTGCGAATATTAACATGTTTGATGTTCGGTATCAAATGGCACTAGTTGATTATTTTGGTATTAACCGAGGATTGAATGCCAATCTCTCTCTAGGTCTTGCAAATTATGATTCTACAAAGAGACACATTTCTCTCATTGAAGATATGTTTCAACCAGAAAAACAAATCCGATTCAATAAAGTCACCAATAGACTTCATTTAGATATGAATTGGACTGTTGATTTAACTGTAAATGAACATATCATAATTGAAGCCTTTGTTTCTCTTAATCCTAATATCTTTGTAGAAATATACAACGACAGGATGGTAAAGGAATATTTCACTGCTCTTATTAAAAAACAATGGGGTACAAATATGTCTAAATTTGACGGTGTGCAATTACCGGGAGGAGTTACTCTTAGAGGTTCTCAAATACTAATAGAGGCTATGCAGGAAATAAAGGATATCGAAGCACGGTACATGCGTGACTACGAACTCCCAGTTGACTTTACGGTGGGGTGATAAATGGCTAGAAATCCTTATTTTAGGGAAAATGTATCTGCTGAACAAGATCTCGTCGAAGACTTGACCATTGAAATAATACAAACAATGGGCAAAGACATGATCTATATTCCCAGATCATTAATGAATAAAGATGATCTTTTTGGTGAAGATACTATCTCCAAATTCACAGATGGTTATTCTGTGGAAATGTATATTCAATCTATAGATGGTTTTGAAGGACAAGGAGATATTCTTTCTAAGTTTGGTATCCAGATTAAAGATAAGATTTCATTGATTGTTTCAAAGAAAAGATTCGAAGAAGAAATATCAGTCCACGAAGGAACAGTACGTCCATTGGAGGGTGATCTTTTATTCTTTCCCCTGAGCAAAGGACTTTTTGAAATCAATTTTGTTGAGCATGAGAATCCGTTCTATCAATTAGGAAAACTCTATACTTATAGATTAGACTGCGAACTCTTTACTTATAATCAAGAAGAATTTTCTACTGGTATTACCGATGTGGATCAAACAGAAAGCGATAGACAAAGGACTGTGGGCGGTGTCACAATTCCCATAGAACCTGTTAGTGGGGCTACAGCAGGGAGCAATGAGTTCTTTGATTTAAATGATGATTCTATCTTTGACTTTACAGATCGAGATCCTTTCAGTGAAGGATCATATTCTTAATGTTTAGTCAATATTACAACGAGGCTATACGAAAACTGGTAATTGCTTTTGGCTCTCTTTTCAATGATGTAAAGATAGCCAAAAAAGATTCCAGTGGTTCTACATTAGAGAACATTAGAGTTCCTCTAGCCTATGGTCCTAAAGAAAAATTCATTCAGAGGTTGGACATGGCTAGTTCTATATCAGACACAACCAAGGTTCAAATCTCACTACCGAGACTTGGTTTTGATATTACAGACATTTCATATGATCCTACACGCAGAGGTAATAAACTTAGAAAACGTCATATCAAATTAGATAATGGAATATCGTTT